AAAATATTTTTTTTTTAAAAATTTTCTTTTATTAATATATAATAAAAATATAAAATTATGCCTAATTATTTGACAAATGAAGAAATGTTAAGAAGAAAACAAGAGATTGAAAATAAATTAAATGAATTAGAAAATAGACCAACTAAACTTGATGATTTAAGTGACGATGATGATGATAAAACAGAAACAGAAGAAGAAGAAACAGAGGACGAAAAAGAAGACGAATTAAACAGAGAAGTTGATGATGGTGATGAAACAGAGGACGAAAAAGAAGAAAACTTTGATTTTGATTTTATAAAAGAACTTGAAAAAGAAGTAGAAAAAAATGAAAATAGCACAGATGAAAGCGATGAAGAAGATGAATTTGAGAAAAAGGTAAATAAAGTAATTAATAAAAGACAAGAATTAAAAATATTTACTGATGATATTGACATATTAGTAGATAATTTAGAGAATTATTTAGAAGATATATATTCTAAACTTGACGAAAAGAAGACCATAACAAAAGGAGATTTAAAACACCTTGAAAAGGAATTTAAGGATATTATGGAAGAATTTGATACTGAATATGATAATATATTAAATGACATGCCGAAAGATTTAAATTTATCAAAAGTTTATCAAAAGAAGATTAATAAAAGACTTGATAAACTTGAAAATAAATGTATTAGTTTTTTAAATTAAACTTTTCTTATTCTTTTCTTTCTAAACTTTGGTAATTCTGGATAATCTTGATTATTAAGTCTGTTTAACTCATATTGTAATAATCCATCATTAATATTAACCTTTTTTAGTTTAATATTACTGTTTTTTATAATCTCACAACATAAATATTTTTGTCTTTTACTTTTTTCATCTGCTTCGTATTCATTAAATTCTGCATACCCTAAAAGATATTGTAAATAATTTATCATTTTATTTTTATTATAATATAATATAATAAAATAAAAAATGAATGATAATTTAATTAATGAGGATAATATTGTAGATATAATAATTAAAATGATGGAAAAAGCGGAGCAATTTATTGATAAAACTGGTATAGAAAAAAAGATTATTGTTTTAGATAATATTAAATCTATTTTGGGGGACGAATCATATGAAAGATATAAATATTTAATTTCTTCTACTATTGATTTTATCATAGAGGTTTCAAAAGGTCGTAAAATAAACCTAAATAACCTTAAGAAAAAATTTTGCTGTTTAAATATTAAATGATAGGATTAAGTAAATTATATACTATTAATACTATAGAAATTGATGACAATTGTGAAAAAAAAATACAAAGAATATTTATAGAAGAATATAATAAAATGACAGATTATAAAAATACCGAAACACTTGAATTAATTGAAACTCCTAATAATTATATGGGTAAAGTTGAATTAATTAGACATATTTTAGAAGATGTTAAAAAGAGGAAAAATACACATTATAAAAAATTTGGCAAATTAAAAAAAATAAATACTTTTATTAAATCTTTTGTAAATGGATTAAATGCTATATCAGTTTCAAGTTTAGTTTTATCATTAACACCAGCAACACCAGTAGCATCAATAATAGCATTAACAGCAACTACTATCTCTGCTATAACTTCTGCAATTTCCTCAAGTATAGATTTAGAACATAAAATACATAGTCATAATACAAGTAATCTTCAATATAATGATTTATACCGTGATATATCAGCAAGATTATTACGAAATGGTATGAGTAGCGAAGATTTAGATAATTTACTGACAGAAATAAATACAAGAATGAGTTTAATAGAAGATAGTGGAGAATATATTACTACTCAACATAAATAGGGACAAAACTCTATTTTTTGTCCCTAAAATTGTTTTTACAAATAATTTAAAAAAATTTATTATTTGTAAAAAATATTTTTTATATAAAATTCAAATTTTAAAAATAGGGTCTAAAAATCGCTCTTTGTCCCTATTTTTAAATTACCACAAAAAAACTTTTGAGAGCCAACTTTTACTATAAGGTTTATTTATATCTTTAGAATGTCGTTTTAAATATCTCTCTCTTCTTTTTTCATCGTTATGGTCGTATTTAGAGTATAATTTTAAAGGTGTTCTATCTTTATATTGTGAGTAAGGCGTTCCATCTGGTTTTATTGCACCGAACGAAACAATAACAATTTTTTTATTTTTATTATTTTCTAAAATAGCATCATATTTTTTTAATTTATTTGTTGATTTTCTAAAACCTAATAAATCATAATCTTTTTTACTATAATAATTACTCATTTATATTATATTATAAGAAAATTTAAAAAAAATTTAAATTAATAAATATGTTGAGTATTAGCCATTTCTCGTTTGGTATTTGCTCTCATAATAGCATAACTTTGTTTATGGTCTGTTTTTCTATCTCTATTAATTCCTTGTGTGCTTCTTCCAGAAACTGCCCTTTTTACATTTTTGTCAGTAGGTTTTTCACCAGTTCTCTTTCGTGGTTTTTCAGCCATTACACGCAAGATAACCTCTTCTTTTTGTTCGTCACTTGGTTTAAAACTTCCACCGACTAAAGGCTTAACCCCCCGCATAATATCAACCATAGTTGATTTTTTCTTTTGAGGAGAAAGAAAACTTCCACCTTTCATTAATTTTAAAAAGTGTTCTGCTCTACTTTCATTATAAACACCTTTTCCATGTAATCTTTGATGTTCTAAACTATCACTTCTCATATTGTAATTTGTTCCAGTTAAAATCATTTTATTATATATATAATATTATAAAATAAATTAAAATTGTTTTAAAAAAATGTTCCATCAATCATTTGTCCCTTTTTCTTAAAATATATTTTCATCGTTAATCTATCATTACCACTAATAAGTAAAGGTATTACTAAACCATCTTTCGTTTCCCAAAATACTCTTATATCAATCTCTCTAACTTCTTGTGCGCTATACATAGAATAAAACCTTAATGTTCCAGTTGGATAATATTGAATATTTGATTGGTCGTTTATACTTGATTGTGGTATAAAATCAGTTAAAACTTTTCTTGTAATATTCTTTTGTCCCGCTATGTATTCATTAGTTACTGGTATTTTATCAGTTTCAAATATAATTTTTTGAAAATCATTCCATAAAAATAATTCATTCCATTCTTCTGTTATTTTATAATAATCTGTGCCACTAACATTAACTTTATTATTATAATTATCTTTAACAATTAAATAATGACTTAAAATAGGGTCTCTTTCATCTCCATAATTTTGGAATGCTGGGAATATTTCAAACATTAAAGTATTATAATAAACATAAATCGGATTCGGTTTTGTAATATCATATTCTAAAGGATAATAAATACTGCATCTTTTATTTACAGCATCATAAGTCATTTTAGGTGGTTCAGTTGGTCTATCGGCTATAGGTATTGTTAAATATATAGGGTCTGCTTGAAAATCAGCAAATAATTGTTTATAACATAAATTAATACAATCTACATAATCTTGATAATGCCAAATAGCATCTCCAAAATATTTAGGTGCTGTTGCTAAATTTTTATTAGGTATAAATGGTATTTCTCGTGTAAATGTTGATGTTTTATAAGTAATTGATATATACCATTCATTATATCTCCATATAAAAATAGGGATATTTATAGTTGGAATATCAAATCTTACTACGGCTAAATCATAATTATCGCCTTTATCTAAAATAGGGACAGTTCTATTTTCACTAAAAACTGCCATTTTATTTTCTTCTTCTCCCCTTGTAATTGATATATTATAATATACATGGTCGGCTGTATCAGTTAAAGTGGTTTCTTTTAAAGTGTTCTCTAAATTATCCATTATTTATTTATTATATATATTAAATTTAGATTTTTATTAAAAATTTTAATAATCTATCATAACACCCTTCTTTTTAAAGTATAGTTTAACACTACAATTATCATAATCATTTATATATAATGGAAATGTTCTCCCGTCTTTAGTTTCCCAATAAATCCTTAAATTCATTCGTTTTAAAGGATAATCACTTATTAAATCGTAAAATCTTAATGCACCTTGTGGAAAATATTGAATTTGTGAGCGGTCATTTACACTACTTAAAGGTTCAAAATCAGTTATAACTTTTCTTTGTTTATTAGTTTGAGAACCTTGTAATTCATTATTTACTGGTATACTATCAGTTTCTAAAACGATTTTCTGTAAATCATTCCATAAAAATAATGTTGTATATTCTTCTTTTATTTCGTAATATGTAATACCACCAACAACAGAAACATTATTAAAATTATCTTTTACTTTAATATAATGTGATTTTATAGGGTCTGTTTCATCGCTATAATTTTGTAATGCTGGAAAATAAGACATTAATGATGAATTAAAATAAATATATACGGGGTCAGCATAAGTTCCACTAACATCATATTTTTCTTCTGCTATTAAAGAACATAATTCACTTTCAGCCGTATAAATCATATATGGTGCTGTTGTAGGTTTGTGAGCGAATGCTGGTGTTCCAGCAACAAAATTAGTAAATGATGCTTTTAATGCTACATTTATACTATCAATAAAATCTTGATAATTCCATACTGCTTTACCATAATAATCATAACTACCAGCCGGAGAATTTACAGTCCACTGCAAAGTTGTTGTAAAATCAAAATTCTGGTATGAAATAGTAACTTTAAATTCATTCTCTTTCCATAAAAAAATAGGAATATTTTGACTTGGTATAGAAAATCTTACGACGGCTAAATCATAATCACTTGGTTTATTTAAAACTGGTTCTACTCTTGTCTCATTAAAAACTGCTTGAAATTGTTTACCCTCATTTTCTTCTCCTTTTCTAATATTGATATTGTAGTAAATATGGTCTTCATCATCTTGTAATTGATTACTCATTTTTTATTATATAATTATAAAATATAAAAAATTTAAATTAAATTTTTAAATTCAAAATCTTATATATATTATAATAAATAAGAGAAATGTTTTTTTCATTTACAGAAGGCAGAAAAATTGCAAAAATTATAGGAGGTAAAGATGATGGTAAATATTTATATTTAAATGATTCAAAAGGACAAAATGAAGTAAAATTAAAAGAAGGTAGATTACAACCATTACCTAATAAAGAAGTTGTAGAAAAAATTTATATTACTGCTCCCAGTGGTGCTGGTAAATCTACTTTTGCTGGAAAATGGATAGGGCAATTTAAAAAAATGTTTAAAGATGATGAGATTTATTTATTTTCATCAATAAATCATGATAAAGCATTAGATAAACACGACCCTACAAGAATTATATTAGATAATGATTTATTAAATGACCCTATAGAACCTAAAGAATTAGAAAACTCTTTAGTTATTTTTGATGATACGGATACTATACGAGAAAGAAATATGAGACGATATATGGAGGTTTTAAGAGATTGGTTATTAGAACAAGGGCGACATTTTAAAATAAGAATGTTAATAACATCTCATTTATTAAGTAATTATTCATCTACAAGAAGAATATTAAATGAGGCAACTGGTGTAGTGGTGTTCCCAAAGTCGGGGAGCGGAACTTATCATATTAAGAACTTTTTAAAAACTTATTGCGGTTTTGATAAACAACAAATTAAAAAGTTTGTTAATTTGCCCTCAAGATGGGTTATGGTTTATAGAAGTTATCCTCAATATGTTATTTATGAAAAAGGTTGCTATTTTCCTATGACTGAGTTATATGAATAATTATATAAAATTATTATAATATTATATTAATTTATAATATAATAAAATGAGTGGAATTGATACAATAATACTAAAAGCAGAAGATTACGAATTAAGCGAAGATGATATAATGAGAATTACAGATAATAAAACTAATTTAATATTATATAGTGATTTAGAACAAGTTGATAATATTAATGAAATATTAAATCCTTATGGTTGTTGTGTCATTTTATATCAGTTAGAACAAAATGTAGGACATTATATATGTTTAATAAAACATAAAAATAATACTCTTGAATTTTTTGACCCTTACGGAATGAATATTGACGAAGAATTAAAATACTCTAAATATAATTTAAGAAGACATAGAGGTGTTGTGACACCACATTTAACAGCATTAATAGATAAAAGTAATTATAAATTATTAGTAAATGATAATAAATTGCAAAAATTTAAAGAACACACCCAAACATGTGGTCGTTGGGTGTCATTACGGATAAGATTTAAAGATGTTTCTTTAGAAAAGTTTATTAAACTATTTACACATAATAAATGTTATGATGGTGATTGGTTTGTAAGTGCTATGACATTATTAATTTAAAAATTAATTAAGATTTTTTTATTATATTATTATAATATAATAAATATGTCTTTGAATAAATTTACTGATGATTCAAAAGAAAAAGAATGGATGAATATATATGCAAATTCCATTATTGGTGATAATCTTAAGTTTAAAACTACTGATGGAAACATAGTTAATTTAAAAACCGCTAATTTAGGCGGAACAAACTGGGTTTTAACTACTGATGGAAGCGGTAATTGTGCTTTTACTGATTTAACATTAATATCTCCAACAGACCCTACATTATTTAATAGAACACAAAATATAAATGATGCTAATACTACTGCTGGAAATACTCAAATTGATGGAACAACA